AAATGTCTAAAAGGTATATTCCTAGAATTCCTTTTTTGCCACTTCGAGACCAGGACAGAATTGCACAGCAAAAATACAACGATGATTTCACGATTAACGAGGTTGAAGCTCCCGTTCCGGAAGACCAACAGTTCTTTCCTTTGTCGTTTAGTTTTACGGAAAATGGTGTAAAATGGCTGTTTCCATACGAACCAATGATCACTTTTGGAAGTGGTAACAATATTGTGAAAAGAAACGTGGCCAAGCAAAATTCTTTGCTAGGCGGTACGATTAAAGAGCGTTGGAGTAGAAAGGATTTTGACATTAGTGTAACTGGCGTTTTGATGGGTAAAATTACCACAGGACTTGCGGAAGACACGTATCCAAAACGTGATCTTCAACTTCTTTTTGAATATTTGAGCTTCGCTAAAGAAATATATATTTTTTGCCACCCTTTAGAAGCGGTGGGAATTATTAAAGTGGTTGTAGAAGATTTTACTTTTCCCTTTACCAAAGGCGAAAATGTACAGGCGTATGATTTGAAATTAACAAGTGATTCCGTTTATAGCCTATTAGTGAAAGAAAGCTAATTTTAAAAACAACAGCCATGTTCAACATGATTTGGGAAATAAAGTTTAAAACCGAAGGCGAAACTTACAGCTTGCAGTTAGTTGATTCGGTCAAGATTGAGGAATCAGTCGACACATTGGCAGACACGGCAGAAATTGTTCTTCCTGAAGCAGTGATGAATCAGGTGTTGAACATTGGCGATCAAGTCAAACGTGGTTCGGAGGTAAAGATAAAATTAGGGTACGACAAAACATTGGTAACGGAATTCGTGGGCTATGTTCAAGAAGTGCTGACCAATAATAGTTCATTGACAATTAAGTGTGAAGATGCCCTGTTTCTTTTTCGCGTAGGCGTAAAAAATCAGGAAATGAAAGTGGTCACGATGAAGGAAATCGCTCAAAGTTTGGTTAGCCAAATTAATCCGGGCTTTAAAGTTATTTGTGATTATGAAATCAGCTATGAAAAGTTTGTCATTCATCAAGCCACGGCTTATGATGTGTTGAAAAAATTAGCTGAAGAAACAAAAGCTAACATTTATTTCAACACGGATAAAAAGGAATTGCACATTCATCCGCCTTATTTGGAAAAAGGAGGCGAAGTAACGTATTCGATGCAAGAAAATGTCGAGAGCTCGGCATTGGAATATCGAAAGAAAATTGACAGAAGGGTTGAAGTGGTTGTAGAAAGCACAGATTCAAAAGGTAAAATTCAAAATTTTACTGCAGGAAACACGGGAGGCGATGTGGTTAAATTAAGAGTTGGTTCAGTCGCAACAGGCGATTTACAAAAAATAGCGGATGCCGAATTAATAAGACGAAGCGCCGATGGTTATGAAGGAAGTTTGACAGGCTGGCTTATTCCAGTTGTGAAGCCCACTTATTCGGCCAAGATTATAGATAAAGATTATCCGGATAAAACGGGAAGGTATTATGTGATTGGTGTTACAACTGAATATAGTGCATCCGGAGGAAAAAGGACAGTAAAAATTGGTATAAAAGTAAGTTTATAATGGAACAGCAAACAGAACTCAACGAAAAGCAATTATTAAAAATGGGTTATAGTCTTTTTCCGTGGGGCTATGTCAATGAGAAAAGTCCTTTGATTAGATTTTCATTAAATCCAAAAGAAAAATATTGGATTGAACTTGGTAATGGATTTAGAATTCAGTTGCCGTATGTTCAAACATTAGAAAAATTATTGTCTTTAATAAAAACAACTGAAGACTAAATGGACACACCAGCAGAAATAAAGAAGGCATTAATGGATGTTTTGGGGATTACGCCAAATTTGCCATTGACAGCAACTGTAGTTTCTGTCGAGGGTTCAACATGCACAATCAAACTTTTAGACGAACTGGAGCTGTCGGATGTTCGGTTGACGGCAACGATTGGCGAAAGCCAAGACGGCTTGATTATTAAGCCAAAAGTAGGAAGTGAAGTAATTGTAATGAGCCAAACGGGAACGTTGAGTTCGCTGATGGTTGTGAAGGTTAATGAAATTGATAGCTTGACTTATAAAAATGCTGATTTTGAATTTATTGTTGATGGTATTACCAAGAAGGTGACGATTAAAAACTCTCAAGCGAATGTCGGCAGTTTGATCAATAGTTTGATTGATACAATAAGTTCGGCGGTTCTGATCACTCCTGCGGGTCCTGGCTCAATAGCTCCTTCGACGATTACGGCTTTAAATAATGTAAAATTGATGTTTAATCTTATTTTAAATAGCAATTAAATGAAAAATAGAGGAATCCAATTAACGGATGGAACGACAGGAACTGAAGAGATAGATTTGAAGATTGAAGTCTTTCGCAACATCGATGGAAAGATTGAGCAAGGATTGATAATTGGCGAAATCAAAAACCAAACGCAAGCGATGATTTTGATTGCGAATCCTGGCGAATTTAAGCATGTGCCGACATTAGGCGTTGCCATAGCAGAACTGACATTGGATGATGATTATTTGCGTTTCAGATCGCGCATCCGGGAACATTTGCAACGCGACGGATTGAAAGTAAAATCTTTGGAATTTTCCAAAAACAAGCCTTTAAAAATAGATGCTGTTTATGAGTAATATAAAAGTACATCAAGGACAAAGTTTGTTTGACATCGCAGTTCAAGAAAGCGGTAGTGTTCTAGCGGCTTTTGATTGGGCATTCAAAAACGGGAAGTCTATTACAGACGAATTGAATGTGGGTGCGGAATTGACGCCATGCGAAACGGAATATTTGGGGATTAGCACAAAGGAATATTTTTTAAACACAAAAATTGCCACCAACAGCACGATTGCAGATGAAAATATAATAAATATTGATTTTGGAATTGGTTTTATGGCAATTGGAGAAACATTTATAGTTAGATAATGAGAACGAAAAAAGAAATAAAAACGGAAATGACGGCTTCATTTATGAATAATGAACTTCTAGCAGTTCGCTATGGCTTTGTTCAAGGAGCTGTGTTTGAAACTGAATTTTCGCTATTGTCGTTAGAAAATATTTGGTTTGATTTGATATCCTTTTCTATTTTTTTACTTGAACAAATTTTCGACACCCACAAAAAAGAAGTCGCCACAATAATCGAAGAACGCTTTCCGCATCGACCAAGTTGGTACCGAACCAAGGCTTTGGAGTTCCAGTATGGTTATGATTTAATAACAGATTCGGATCGGTATGATAATTCGTTATTGACGGCTGAACAAATTGCGACTTCCCGAATTGTGAAATATGCCGCCGTTACCACTAATGCGGGACGCCTTTTTATAAAAATAGCGAAAGAAGTAGGCGGGATTTTAAGCCCGATAACTTTGGCAGAAAAAAACGCTTTTGATGCTTATATAGATGAAATTGCCGATTGTGGCGTGAAATATACGGTCATCAATAATCTGCCTGATCAACTCTTATTGACGTTGCAAATATTTCGTGATCCGCTTGTTTTGAATGCAGACGGCATGAGTATTTTAAACGGAAACTTTCCGGTGGAAGATGCGGTTTTAGAGTATATGAAAGAATTGCCATTCAATGGCGAACTTGTTTTATTTGACCTTGAGAGAAAAATTAAAACAGTTGACGGCGTGCGAATTCCAAATATTGTGAATGCTGAAAATCGGGTTTATGACAACAGTACGGCTGCCTATTTACCCGCTCAACCAATCACGGTGAAGACCGTTCCGGTTAGTGGTTATTTTGTTCTTCCAAATTTTGACACTATTAGCTATGTGGTATAAGGTAGATTTCAATAGGCTTGTTTTATTGCTTTTGCCCACATTTTTGCGAAAGCCTGTTTTGGTTGGCTATGTAAAAGCGATGGTGTCGCCTGTTGAAAGTTTGCATTACAATTGGACGATTGGAACGCGTAATTTGAACTTAAACAAAATAAGCTATAACAGTCAAAAGTGCTATTTGCGAAAAGCACTCAACGACATTGCCGATGATGATTTACGCAGGATTTACATTAATGAAGTGCCTGTGTTGGATGAAAATTATTTGTACCAACCTGCTGAAAATTTAGACTTCTTCTTGGACACAATGTTTTTGGACCTGGATTATACCGAACAAGGCGAACAGGTGGATTTTGTGGTATTTGTACCCGCAGCCGTTTGGTTGCAAAAAGAAAATGAAATAATGGCCACACTTGAGTTTTATACTTTGGCGGGCAAAACTTATAAAATAATTCAGATATGAACAGTATTAATTTTGGCTTACTAAACGGATTGCCGATGAACCAATTGGTTCTTGGACGTATGCAAACGGCTGCTGCTATATTCAACGCGCTTGGTGCTTTGGCTGGCAATCAGTCTATCATTAGTGGTTGTAATGTCGTTGGCGGAAGTGTTACCGATGGCGTTGTATTTGTGAATAACGAAGTATTTGAATTTAGAGGCGGAGTGGTTCAGGCTTCGGTAATTATCGTTGAGGAAAACACGAATTTAGTTTTCAAGGACAATAATAGTTACCCAGTTGTCAAAACGCGGTACGTAACATTTGGCGTTGGAACTGGCTCAATGACCTGGGCAGATTTCAAGCGTGGATTTCCAACGAAAGACATTGCAGCTGGACTTTTGGGAAAAGCGGATCAAGTGGCTTTTGATGCATTGGCTGATGCTTTTGTTCTTGTTGCAACAAAAGTTGCCGGTATTGCTTCAGGAGCCGAAGTAAACGTTCAAACAGATTGGAATCAAAACAACAATGGCGCGGATGATTTTCTAAAAAACAGGCCAAATGTAGTTAGTATTTTGCACCGTGGCGTATTTGCCGTTGGCGATGTGGTAACTACTGATGCTATAAGAACTATTACCTTCCCGACAGTAGGCACTAATAATTATATGGTAATTGGCACGATGGTGTCTGTAGGCGGGAATTATGATAATGATAACGATGTAATTTGGATGATTCGCGAAAAAACAAATACCTCGTTTAAATTGACACTTCGCGAAGTTGCCACAGGTGTACAAAATTTAAGTTTTGAATATATTTTAATACCACTCACATAATGACAGGACTTTCAACAATAAAAAACTGGTTTTTAACGGGATTAAAACCTACACAGACGCAATTTCACGCTTGGATGGACAGCTTTTGGCATAAAAGCGAAATGATTCCCACGAATAAGATTGAGGGATTGGAGGAGATATTGAATACAAATTTCAACATTGATCAACTTGCAAATAAAGTGGATAAACAGGCGAATAAATCTTTAATTTTAGATAGTGAAATCACAAGGCTTGCTTCGCTCACTAATCAAACAAAACAAAGTTTAGGTCTTGAAAATGTAGATAACACAACTGATGTAAATAAGCCAATTTCAGCTGCTACTCAATTAGCATTAAACGCAAAAGCAAACATAGCTTCACCTACATTTACGGGAACTGTTGGCGGTATCACTAAAGCAATGGTAGGTTTGCCAAATGTGGATAACACAACTGATGCAAACAAGCCAATTTCAACTGCTACTCAATTAGCATTAAATAATAAAGCAAATAATGCTAATCCTGTTTTTACTGGAAATGGTCAATTTGCTACTGTATCTATTGGAGCTCCAATTGCTTTTATCGAACCTGGAGATGTTTTATATGGCAATGGAGGGGTTAAATTTAATGGCAGAGGTAGATTTAATGGAACAGTATCAGCTTCACCAGGATCAACACCTAATGAAGTCGTAAATAAAAGCCAATTAGATACCAAAGTAGATGTTTTACCTGGAGAAAGACTTATTAATGCCACAGAAATAACCAAGCTTGCTAATCAAAGCGGAAATAATACTGGTGATGAGACGGCTCCTGGAATTAAATCTAAAAGACCTTTAAAAACAGTCGATGGTCAAAGCATTGAAGGTACTGGTAATATAAATTCAATATTAGCCATGCCTTTTAGAGTGATAGTAGATCTTGGAAACGTATCAGATGTTGTAAATATTGATTGGCATTTAGGAGTAAAATACAAACTCAATTTAACACGGAACACAGTTCTAAATCAATTAAACTATGAGGGTTACGAAGGGCAAAAAGTACAAGAATTAGAAATTACAAGTTCAAGTCCAGCGCATACAATTACTTGGAATTTAATAACGCCATCTGAATTTACGGATGCAATAAGTTTCGCAACTGATTCAACTTTCAATAATGTGTCTATACGACTTTTAAGAGGTATTATTTTTCAATCAAATAATCTAGTAAGATAATGGCGGTATTCGGAAACACATTGATGGCGTTTAGCGGCAAAAAACTGTTTTTGGACGCTTTTTCTGGTGCAGCTGTTGGATGGTCATTACAAAACTTAAAAGCAACAACAGTTTTTGTTATTAGGGTTCGTAGAAGTAGCGATAATGTAGAGCAAGATTTTAGAGCGATAGAAATAATAAACGGAACATTATTAGCTTTTGTTGGTGCAAATAATGGTTTTGTTACTATTATTTACGACCAAATAGGTAGTAACAATATGATAAATAACATTGCTACTTTACAAGGTCAAATAGTATCTAATGGTTCTGTAATTCTTAAGGGCGGAAAGCCTTGTATTATTAGAAGCGTAGATAATAACGGAGGATACCTTTCTGCTTATAAACCTAATGACGGTGCGACGGTTAAGGGAGTATTTTATGTTGGAGACAATGAAGGCAGGACTTCTCTTTTATTGGGAAGTAATTTAAGTGGCTCGGATTATGGGTTTTTTGCTCACAGTAGTTCAACATCACCTTCGGTTGATAATATTTCAATAATAACACTTACAAAAATAAATGGTTTAACAACTACAATAAGCAGTACCCTTGAAGCATTTACAAAAACAAATAGACAGTTTTTACTTTATCGCGAATCAGATTTTAGGTTTTCAGATAATATTTTAGGGCTTGGGTATAGACGAAATAATCCTTCAGGTTTTGGAATGTTTACTTTTCAAGAGTTGGTAATATTTCAAAATACAAACAATACAATTCTAAAAGAAACTGAAATTAACAGCAGATATAATATTTACTAATGGAACAAGCTATAAACGGATATAAATATATAACAGAGGAAGAGGCTATTACAGCAAGAAAACTATGTGCAGATTACTACGGTTTACCTAAATCAGAAGACGATACAACATTGTATTGGGTAGATTATACCGAAGGTAAATTTGAAGGTGCTACCTTTTGGTACATTAATTTTGATACAACTGTTGCAGTTATTTTAAGAACACCAGAAGAATTTTTAATAGAACCAGAAAACCATTAATCAACCAAACCTAGGCATAGGTTTGAGGTTGATTTATAAAAATAAAATTAAAAGTGGAAGGTTAAAGTAGCGGTGTTCTGGGAGGTCGGAACTAAAAAATATCCCTCCGAATTCAAAAGGTCTCAAACTTTTAAAATTAAATACGCACGAAGCATAATCGGAGGGAAAAACCTTCTGATTGCTTTGTGCGTATTTTTTTTTGGTTTGAGACCTTTTGCAAATATAATCATTAATCATTAATCAAAAAAACGAATGGAAATTAAAAAAAAGATTTTCAATTACAAAGAGCAATACGGTGTTATTGTGATTTGTAAATCAGAGGAAGAGCAAAAAGAAATTTTTGAAAAGCTTCAAAAAGAGGGTTTAACCTTAAAAGTAGTTACGGTATGATAGTTCAGGTAAATCACTCATGTAAAGAGTTCGAAAGTTACAGAGCTCAAAGGGTAAAATCATTGTTCAATGCCGAAAGTGGCGCGAACTGGTCACAGGAATTTAATGTTGATATTGATGATATGGATTGGGGTATCGGGTTAATCGTCGGTACTTCGGGAAGTGGTAAAACATCACTAGGGCGTCAATTTTTTGGCAAAGATAGATTAGTCAATCTTTATGAAGGTTGGGATTCTTCAAAACCTATCGTGGATTGTATTTTGCCAGATGGAGATTTTAATCAAGCTACGGGAGCGTTGGCATCGGTTGGGCTTGGTGATGTACCGAGTTGGCTGCGGCCGTTCAATGCCTTATCAAACGGCCAGCAATTTAGAGCGGGATTGGCTCGATTGGTTTCTGATGCTCCAGATGAAGTGGTCGTTGATGAATTTACATCCGTAATCGATAGGCAAATTGCGAAAGTCGGGGCGTTGGCCTTCGGTAAGAATTGGAGGAAAAACAAGGGAAAGAAAGTAGTTTTATTATCGTGCCATTATGATATTATCGAGTGGCTTCAACCAGACTGGGTGTTCGATGTGAATACCAAAGTATTAAAAAAAAAATTGAAATCGGGAAACGACCTGAAATCAAAGTTGATATTTTCAAGGTCAACGGAAGTTATTGGAAGCTCTTTAAAGAGCATTATTATTTAGACCTTAAGCATCCACCCGCTGCGGAATATTTCATAGGCGTGGTAAATGGTGAGTTAGTGGCTCATGTTGCGGTTTGCCCACTGTTTACAGCAAATGCGTATCGAGCGACACGACTAGTCGTTATGCCGGAGTGGCAAGGCGCGGGAGTTGGAACGGCGTTTTTGAATGAGGTTATGCAATACCACTTGGAGGGTAATGGACGGTGCCAAAGGAAGTACCACACGTTCTTTCACACTTCACACCCTCAACTGTGCGGTTATTTGAGACATTCAAAAAAATGGATGCAAACAGGTGCGATGCTTTATGGCGCGAATAAAAAAAGAAGTAATGCAAGCATGACCAAGACCGGCAACGGAAAAGTAACGGGTTGTGGTTACGGCGGGCATTTTCGAGCGGTTCAAAGTTTTAAATATTTAGGAAATGATTAGAGTTTTTATAAGTGGCCAGAAGTATTTTGGCGAACAGGTGTTGAACTTGTGTAATAATTTGGATTTTGTGGAAGTGGTTGGCGTGTGCTGCCCGATTCAAGATAAGTATATAGGAAAAACCGCACGTATATTTGGCACACCGATTGTGCCGTCTGGAACATTAAACGGCGATACAATGCCTGATAATGTAGATTTAGGTATAACGGCTCATTCGTTCGATTATATCGGCAAACGGACGCGGTATAAGCCAAAATTGGGGTGGATTGGCTATCACCCAAGTTTGTTGCCACGCCACCGCGGACGTTCGTCGATTGAATGGGCAGTGCGAATGCGTGATGCGGTGACAGGTGGCACGGTGTTTTGGCTCAACAGCGGGATAGATCGTGGCGATATTGCTAACCAGGAGATTTGTTTCATTGACCCGAAGTTATATGGAATTGACCCAAAGAAAGCGGCAAAGGTACTGTGGGAGCATGAGTTGCAAGCTATGGGGTTGCGATTGATTGAGCGAACCTTGCGGGATATTAATGGCGGCAACATCGTCAAGATTCCGCAGCGTAAGGAGTTTAGCACCTTTGAGCCTAATACCGACGTCAAGGATGTGTTTAAGCCTGATTTATTGATGTTGGAGCGTGATGCTTCTGCAAGTAGCTAAAAAAGCCCCGAAAGGGGCTTTAATTGTTGTTTAAATTATGTTTAAAGTAGTACTTTTGGTTTTGTAAATTAGTACTTTTCGTTTTTCCGATTATAAAATGCAGTTTCAGGAAATTTGACCGTTATATTGCGTCACGACCTAAATAAAT